CCTTATGGTAAGGAGTGTCGAGCCTGTTGGGTAGTAGACAAAGGAAATAAACTAGTAGGTATAGATGCTAGTGGTTTAGAATTAAGATTGTTAGCACACTATATGGCTGACGAGGAGTACATAAATGAAATTATCAATGGAGACATACACACCACTAATCAAGAATCTGCAGGACTTGAATCAAGAAATCAGGCAAAGACATTCATCTATGCACTCATTTACTCGGCAGGAGATGCTAGACTTGGAGAAATCGTGCAAGGAAATAGAGCAGATGGTAAACGACTTAGAGAATCTTTTGTCAATAATCTCCCTGCATTTAAACATCTTAAAGATAGGGTTGATAGAGCGTCTTCAAGAGGATACTTAAAAGGATTAGACGGACGCAAGATATTTATTAGACACAGACACGCTTCCTTGAATACTTTATTACAAGGAGCAGGAGCAATAGTTATGAAAAAAGCCTTGACTATTTTATCAGACATGTTAGTATTACAAACTATCCCTGCTAAAATAGTTGCTAACATTCATGACGAATGGCAGATAGAAGTTCCCGAAGCGCAAGCAAACGGAGTAGGTGCATTAGCAGTTAGATGTATAGAACAAGCATCTAAGGAATATGATTTAAGATGCCCATTGACGGGCGAATTTAATATAGGAGACAGTTGGTATGAAACCCACTAAAAAAGATAGAAAGAAGTTTGATTTAGATTTACAATATGGTAGTATCCGCGAGGATAAAATAGCAGACATGCTTACCAATAAAAAAATAGAAGTTAAATCCGAGAGAGACATCTGGCAGAAGTCAGGTAACATTTGTATTGAGTATGAATCATGGGGCAAGCCGTCAGGTATCAGAGCTACTGAATCAGACTACTGGTTTCATAACCTATGCATAGGCAAGGATGAATTTTGTACTCTTGTGTTTAAAACAGATACGCTTAGAAAGATAGTAGATAAACTAGATACATTTAAAACTGTATCGGGTGGGGATAACAACGCTAGTCGTATGTTCCTTGTGAACTTACAGAAGTTATTTTCTTCTGATGTTATCAAAGCCTTTAAAGAGATTAAAGATGAAAAAGAAACAGACAAAAAAGTTGCCTAAACTAGACACGCTTGTAGAAGATATCTATAAAACGATAGGAGTCTTATCAGAAGATAAGGCTCTTAAAATATCAGACGAAGACTTTGAAAGGTTTGGTAAAGATATGAGTGATGCTTTGAAAGGTTGGGCAACCCCTCAACCTAGACCTAAGAGCGGTTTAAGAATGTCTAACATTGGTAGACCACTACGTAGGTTATGGTATGACTTAAACCTAAGTCAAGAACACCAAGAAAAAATAGACCCTCCTACTTTTATTAAGTTTTTGTATGGTCATTTACTTGAGGTTCTTTTACTTTTCTTTGTTCGTTTATCAGGGCACGTTGTGTCAGCAGAACAAAAAGAAATATCAGTAGAGGGTATTAAAGGACACATGGATTGTGTTATAGATGGCGAAGTAATAGATGTTAAGACAGCATCAGGCTACGCCTTTAAGAAGTTTAAAGAGGGTACACTAGCACAGAATGATGCCTTCGGCTACCTCTCTCAGTTAGCAGGTTATGAAGAAGCTGAACAAACTTCTGAGGGTGGCTTCTTAGTAATGAACAAAGAAACAGGAGAGCTAACAACCTTTATACCTGATGATTTAGACAAGCCAAACATCATTCATAAAATAAAAGAAGTAAAGAAAGCTATTTCACTTGACAGTCCTCCTACTAGGTGCTATAATGTTATAGCAGAAGGTGTCTCTGGTAACATGAAATTACCAATGGGATGCAACTACTGCCCCCATAAGTTTACTTGTTATTCAGACTCTAATGATGGTCAAGGATTAAGAACATTCGCTTACGCAAAAGGAAATGTTTATCTAACTAATGTTGAGAAACTACCTAATGTAAGAGAGATTATATGAATGGAAAGCAAGCAAAGAAACTAAGAACTCAAGCTAAAGTATTAACAGTTGAATGGATTCATTCATTACTGCCTGATAAAGAAGCGTCTAAAGTAAACATAAAGAATTTTAAAGAGCATATGCCCGACCAGAAACATGTCTATGCTAAAAATAAAATAATGCTTTCGTCCTTCTCTGAGAGGTGGTTTTATAAAAAATTAAAAAAGGAATTTTATGAAGAGAGGATATAGGAAACCAAGAAAGGTTAGACCAGTTGAAAAAGATTTACCTAAAGGGTACGACTCAGGTTGGGAGTACAAACTACACAGTCATGTATTAGCTAAGTGGTCACACCACTCTGATAAGATTGAGTACGTTATTGAACACAAGTACGAACCTGACTTTACAAAAGTTATAGATGGTGTAGAATACTTGCTAGAAGCAAAGGGCAGGTTCTGGGATTACAACGAGTACAACAAATACATATGGGTTAGAAAATCTTTAAAGCCTAATCAAGAGTTAGTCTTTTTGTTTTCTAGTCCAAGTTCTCCTATGCCACAGGCTAAGAGAAGAAAAGACGGAAGTAAAAGAAGTCACGCAGAGTGGGCAGAAAAAAATAAATTTAGGTGGTTCTCTGAACATACACTACCTAAAGAATGGATAAAATAATATGGAATATAAATTTAACGAAGATATTATTATACAACAAGTACAAAGATACATTAATAAAACATACGAAAGACATTACGCACAAGGTAAGTATCAAGCAACAGACATGATTGTTGATGCAGGACATGGTAAAGGATTTTGTATGGGTAACATAATGAAGTATGCAGTTCGTTGTGGTAAGAAAGAAGGTGGTGATGCTGAATTAGACTTACTTAAAATAATACACTATGCAATTATAGCCATAGCTTTAGAAGATACAGAATATCATTTAGGAGAAGATTAATGGTTGAAGATAAAGTAGGAAAGAAACCATACTTAGGAATTGTTATAGACTATGACAAGGAAAAGAAACTAGACAAGTTTAGTTTAGATACATTAAAGGATAGATATTTTTGGGAGGAAGAAACACATGCACAAGAAGCATTCGCAAGAGCATCAGTCTTTGGTGCAACGTATAAAGGAGAAATTGATTTTGATCTTGCCCAAAGGCTTTATCAATACAGTTCCGATTGTTGGTTTATGTTTAGTACCCCTATACTTTCTAACGGAGGAACGACTCGTGGCTTACCTATTAGCTGCTTTCTCAATTACGTACCTGATAGTAGGAGGGGGTTATCTGATCACTATGATGAAAACATTTGGCTCGCAAGTTCAGGTGGCGGCATCGGTGGATATTGGGGAGATGTTAGAAGTAATGGCATTGATACTTCTAACTATAGTCGTTCTACTGGTTCAATCCCATTCATGCATGTAGTAGACGCAGAGATGTTAGCCTTTAATCAAGGTGTGACTAGGCGTGGTAGTTATGCAGCTTACTCAAACATATCTCATCCAGAGATTGAAGAGTTTATTAACATGCGTAAAGAATCAGGTGGGGATATAAACAGAAAGAATCTTAATATTCATAACGCTGTTAATATAACTAACGAGTTTTTAAAAGCAGTTCAAGAAGATACAGACTGGAGATTGATTGATCCTAAAACTAATGAAGCTGTTAAGATAGTTAGTGCTAGAGATTTATGGTGGCAGATGTTAAATGCAAGAGCAGAGACAGGCGAGCCTTACATGATTAACATTGACACCTGTAATGAACACTTACCACAAGGACAGAAAGATTTAGGTTTAAAAATAAATCAAAGTAACTTATGTTCAGAGATAGTGTTACCAACAAACGAAGAACGAACAGCCGTATGTTGTTTATCAAGTGTAAACTTAGAACACTTTGATAAGTGGAAGAAAGATGATCAGTTTATTGATGATCTAATTACGATGCTTGACAATGTGTTAGAGCATTTTATAGAAGACATTATAGACACCAGTAGACTAGGTGGATACAGTGCAAATTTTGAGAGGTTTAAAAAATATGTTAAAGAAGAAAAAGAAGGATTACTTAAAGCAGCTTATTCAGCTTATAGAGAAAGGTCGGTGGGTCTTGGAGCGATGGGCTTTCATGCTCTACTCCAAAGTAAAGGACTACCTTTCCAAGGGTTACGAGCTACTAGTATTAATAATGTCACGTTCTCCCATCTTAAAGAACAGGCTGTGGCAGCGACTAAACGACTTAGTTCAGAACGTGGGGAAGCTCCTGATGTACACGGTAGCAATAATCGTAACGCTCATCTCTTGGCTATTGCTCCTAATGCCAGTAGCTCTATTATATGTGGTGGTACTTCCCCTAGTATTGAACCATATCGTGCTAATTCGTATACGCACAAGACTTTATCAGGTTCGTACCAAGTTAAAAACAAGTACTTGGATAAAGTTCTTAAGAAGAAAGGATTAAATGTAGAAGAGAGAGAAAATATTTGGAAGGATATAACCATTGCTAATGGGTCAGCTCAAGGAATAGATGTACTAACAGACGAGGAGAAAGAAATATTTAAAACAGCTAATGAGATTAACCAAATTTATATAGTTGAACACGCACACATGAGACAAGCATATGTTTGTCAAAGCCAGAGTGTTAATTTATTTTTCACCATGCCTAAAGCAACTGAGTCTCAAGCTGTGCATGATGAATACTTACAATATGTAAATGATGTACACTGGTACGCAATGAAGAAATTAAAATCACTGTATTATTTTAGATCGGATGCTGCTCGTAATGCTGAGAACGTGAATGTTAAAGTAGAACGAGTTAGACTTGAAGATGT